AAGCGTGGGAGCGTGCTGGACGTGAAATGCGCTCTGGGTACGACCTTCGTACAGCACGTCGTTCCATGAACCTGATGACTATTGAATGGCAGAATCGTGGCATTAACTTGTGGACGATTGATGAGGGCACTATCAGTCTTACTACTGGCACGTCTGAATATGATCTACCAGCAGACACTATCGATCTTCTTGAACAAGTAATTCGTACGGGTGCAGGTAACCAATCTACACAATCTGATCTTACGATAAGTCGTATCAGCGTAAGTACCTACGCATCTATACCAAACAAGTTATCACGTGGCAGGCCGATTCAAGTGTGGATTGAGCGTCTCCGAGATAACCCCAAGATCAACGTGTGGCCTGTACCTGATTCAGATGATTACACGTTTCGTTACTGGAGACTGCGCCGTATAGAAGATGCTGGTAGTGGTATTCAGACAGCGGACATGAACTTTCGATTTTTACCATGCCTTGTCGCTGGCCTTGCATACCACATTGCTATGAAAGTTCCTGAGCTTGCAGATCGCGTATCTATGCTGAAACAAGTATACGACGAGCAGTTTGCTATGGCGGCGGCGGAAGACAGAGAAAAGACACCGGCACGGTTTGTACCTCGTATGATAAGGATTTGACGTGTCTAACCGGTTTGCATCAAGCCAGAAAGCATTAGGTGTATGTGACGTATGCGGGTTCACATATAAACTGCGGGAGCTTCGTCACGTGTTTAAAAAAGGGCGTGATACCAACATAAAGGCTTGTTCCGAATGTTGGGACGGTGACCACCCACAACTTAAATTAGGTGAGTTTCCTGTGCATGATCCACAAGCACTGCGTGATCCTCGCCCAGATACGACGCAGTATGCGTCAAGTAGAGCAGTAATTGAGCCTGTAAATCCAGTTGTCGGTTCGGGGTTTATAGGGCAAGCTACAGTTAATATTTCGTAGGAGTAATAGCGATGCGTAAACAGACAACGAAAAAAGCTAAAAAGCCGCAGGAAAAGGGTCGAAAAGTTAAGGTCCGAGGCACTGGTGCGGCAACAAAAGGGTTATATGCTCGTGGCCCTATGGCGTAATTTATGAACTATACCGAGCTGAAATCTAACATTCAGGACATCACTGAGAATACTTTCACTGATGATCAGCTCGCTATGTTCACGGAACAGGCTGAGCAGAAGATTTATAACACTGTCCAGATCCCTGCTCTCCGTAAGAACTTTACGGGCACGCTAACATCTAGCAATAGTTATCTGACTTCGCCTACAGACTATCTATACACCTACAGCCTTGCAGTTGTCGATAGTGACGGGGACTACCACTTTCTCCTTAATAAAGATGTAAATTTTATACGTGAAGCATATCCATCGTCTTCTCCTACTGGGTTACCTAAACACTACGCTAATTTTGATGACGACAGCTTTATTGTAGGACCAACTCCTGACAGCGGGTACACAATAGAGCTTCACTATGGGTATTACCCTGAGTCCATAGTAACAGCGGGTAGCACGTGGCTAGGTGATGAGTTTGATTCCGCGTTATTAAACGGCGCGCTAGTAGAAGCCTTACGTTTTATGAAAGGTGAACCAGATCTCGTGCAGATGTACGAGCGCATGTATGTACAGTCGCTGAAGTTACTCAAAAACCTTGGCGATGGTAAACTTCGTGGGGATACTTATCGTTCAGGTCAACCTCGGGTACCTGTAACTTAGGGGGTAAAAGATGGCGATTAGTCAGGCAATGTGTACGTCATTCAAGCAAGCACTTCTTGACGGCGAAATGGATTTTAGTTCAGACACAACTCAAACTTTTAAAATAGCGTTGTACACGTCTTCGGCGACTCTCGACGCTTCGACTACTGCTTACAGCACAACTAATGAAGTCACCGGTACAGGTTATACAGCGGGTGGTAACACGTTAACAGTTGTAGCTCCTACAACGTCTGGCACTACGGCGTTTATTGATTTCGCAGATGCAACGTGGTCTACCGCAACTATTACTGCGCGTGGCGCGTTGATATATCAGTCTGGTGGGTCTAATCCCGCAATAGCTGTTTTAGATTTTGGAGAGGACAAAACTGTATCCGCTGGAGATTTTACTGTTGAGTTCCCAGCGAATAATGCAACTGATGCAATTGTCCGGATAGCCTAAATATGGCGTACGTCTCTGGTTGGGGTCGTGGCACTTGGCAAAATATAGCCGCTTGAGGGTAAAAAATGGCAACACAGTACACCAGCATACTTAAATTAGCGCTCCCCGTGCAGGGTGAGTTAGACGGTACTTGGGGCGATGTTGTAAACGACAACATTACGTCGATGGTGGAAGAAGCTATCGCAGGGCGTGCAACCATTAATACATGGACCGCGAACTCTCATACGCTGACCACCGCCGATGGCACGACTTCTGAGTCTCGTGCGGCGATTCTTACTTTAACTGACACAGGCACATCGCTTACTGGTGCAGGTACGGTTGTTTGTCCAGCGGCGTCTAAGATTTACATCGTTGAGAATGGTACAGGCCAGACAATTACTGTCAAAACATCTTCTGGTACAGGTGTTGCTATACCTGACGGCAAGAACATGGTGGTTTTTTGTGACGGCACAAATGTTGAAGAAGGTATTACCAACATAAATTCGCTGACAATCTCGGGCGATACCACCATATCAGGAACGGCCTCGTTTTCGGGTGACGTAGCGGTAGATACAGATACTCTTTTTGTGGACGTGTCTGCTAACGCCGTGGGCATCGGAGAGGCATCGCCTCAGCAAGAGCTACACATTACAAGCGCAAACCCTACCGTGCGGGTGGAAGACAGCGACGGTACGGACACGTTTGGCGATTTTGGATTTAATGGCAGTGCTATACTCATCGACGCAAGAAACGGATCCAGTGACGGCGCTATTTTATTTAGAGGCTTGGGTGGTGGTACAGCTACGGAATATGCGCGATTTAATTCTAACGGTAACTTAGGACTGGGTGTCTCGTCGCCCGGTGCTCTTTTGCACCTTGGCACTGCGGGACCGCAGATACGGTTTGAGGACACCGATGCCACGGGTACATGTAGGATATTTCAAGCTGGGGCTAGCTTTACTTTTCAGGCAGACCCGAGCGATGTCGATGCAAACAGTAAATTTGTATTTTCAGTAGACGGCACTGAAAAGTTCCGGGTAGATGACGCTAAGATCGTCGCTTTTTGCGGATCAGAAATAGAACACACAGCGGTTACTTCTAGCTCAAACGCCGCTACGATTGATTTGGATGATGGCGATAGCTTTACACATGACCTTACTGAGAACGTCACATACACCTTTAGCAATCCGGCCCCAAGTGGCAGGGCGACAGCTTTTATCTTAAAGGTAATTCAAGACTCAACCGCACGGACAATCACATGGCCGTCAAGCGTTGACTGGGCTGGTGGCACGGCACCAACCCTATCTACTGGTAACAATGACATTGATGTGTTTGTGTTTTACACCAACGATGGGGGCACCACTTACTACGGATCCATCGTAGGTCAGGACTTCGCATAATGAGTTCGGCATTACTTACATTGGCAAGTAGCGGAGGCGGGGGAGTCCTTACGGGGCTTCAGTTCAACGAATATGTAGAGGATACTAACACTGACACTCTCTCAGTCAACATAGGCAATTACCAAGCGGATCGCGTGGTGATTATTCTAGCTAGTGTTAGTAACGATGCTGGTGGTGCTAATTATCCTAATGTATTAAACATGGATGGCGGCACAACCGAGGTTAGTGACACTGCTTTTACAACGAGCGGCGGAGTAAGCGGGCCTATATTTGCCATCTCAGATCGCGGTGCGTTTAGCGGCAAAACGTCCATAAATGTCAATGTCGAAATGAACAGCTCTGCTAGTGTGCTAAGGTTTATCGTGGCTTCTTATACATATTATGGCGGAACGGCAACGCCTGATATTACTGAAATTAATGACAGCGAATCAAACTTCACCAGAACCCGCTCATTAACATTAAGCACTCCTACCCCTGACTTTATGTTTTGTCTGGCTCATGGGGGAGGATCAGATATTGCATATACAGCGCCCAGCGGCGCAACACAGCAGTCAACCTATACTGTTGGTTCTGGTGACTATGCGCGATCGCAACATATCGAAGACCCTGATTCTGGCGATTTAACGTCAACTGTTGAGCAAGCTAATATTGATTTTTTATTGCTGTATGCCGCCAAGATTAATGTGAAATAAGGAATATCAATGTTGTATGTATTAGCCCCAAATAATGTAGTTGATACGTTCCCATACAGGGTTGTAGACCTTAAATCGGACAACCCTAATACGTCGTTTCCAAGCAATCCCTCCGATGCTTTGCTGGCTGACTGGGATGTCTTTCCTGTTACGGAAGCGGCCAAGCCCTCTTACGACGACGATGAGACGGTTGATCGCAACTCAACGCCTACACTTGTAAACGGCGCTTGGGTTGTTGGCTGGACAGTCAGAGACCTTACGCAGGCTGAAATTGATGATCTTGCGGTTGATGTGAGAGCAGAAAGAAATCAAAAACTTGCTGATTCGGATTGGACGCAGATGGCCGACTCGCCTTTGTCAGACTCAGATAAGACCGCATGGCAGACTTACCGCCAAGACTTACGGGACATTCCAGACCAAGCTAGTTTTCCTACTACTGTTACATGGCCTACTGAGCCATAGGGTTACTTATGGACGATCAATCTGTACGTTTAAATAGAATAGAAGCAAAGTTAGACAAGCTTACAGAAGCTATGACTATGATTGCCCGTGTTGACGAAAAGTTAACTGCGGGTTCTGCTCGTATTGATCGTCTGGAGTTTCGTCTTGACGAGCAAGAAAGTGACATAGACGGCTTAAAAGCAGTAGTAGGTCATAACTCCCAAAGTGCAAAAGTAGCAGAGCGTTTTGTGTGGATTCTTGTTACTGCTTTGGTTGGCTTTATCAGTTTTGAGCTAAGAGGCTAATATGTGGCAAGCACTGTTTGGTCCTATTGTTGAGCTTGTTAAAGAGTTTATTAAACGTAAGGCTGAAGAAGACAAAGCTATACATGAACGTAAACTAGAAACAATAAAGCAGGACACTAACTGGGAAAACATCCATGCTAGTCACGCAGGTAACTCATGGAAAGACGAGTGGTTTACTATCTTGTTTTCAATTCCATGTGTGCTTGCGTTTTTTCCTTCTATGGTTCCTATAGTAATGGAAGGCTTTACAGTATTAGACACAATGCCTGATTGGTACAAAGGATTCTTAGGCGCTGCTGTAGCGGCATCGTTTGGCCTACGTGGTCTGGCTAACTGGAAGAAATAGTATGGAATTTTTATCTGAAGACATATACGGCGGATATTACAGCGGACTCCCAGAAGCACAGCCTTGGAATACTATGCAAGGGCTTACAAGTCCTTATGGTGTTTATGGTTTAAACCAAGCTGGTTTACTAGCGCAACAGTCTCTTCCTGTTACTGCTGCTGGTGGTTTAAACATTGGGGTTAACATTGACGAACAAGGCATACGAGATCAAGTAAATCAAAACCTTGGTATGCTTAC